CTATTGCAACAGAGTAACAACAAGTTTTGACCCCACCCCCTTGTTACGACAGGTCTATTGACACACGAATGTCGCCAGCTACCTGCACTTGACTCCTATCTATCGGCTTGAACCCAGCTCTATCTAGCAAATCCTTGCTTGCTTCCAGCTGAACATACTCACTCTTCGCACCCTTACTCAGTCCTGCTAACTGGTGTACAGCTGCAGGAGCAAGTCTACTAAACTGTTCTGTCACTACTGTCATCAAGTGCTGTTGCACGTGGGCAGTCTTCAATGCCTTTTGTGCGGTGACTCTACCGCTGTCACCTTCTGCGTATCCTGCGGTCTTTGCAGCTTGCGTGACATTCCCTCCATTTGCTACATATGCATCAACTAAAGCTATCTGTCTTCTGGTTAGTTTTCTATTACTTACAGGTATCATCAGGAACAACCCCCTCTCCTTACCTCTCCCCCTTCACAGATAGCTTGTTACAAATGTACGTGTCAACTCACAATTACGGAAATAACACTAAACAACAGAATATAGTGTTTGCTAAGGGCAAACCAATGAGTAGTGTCCTCGCTCCCTCTAGGCTGTACTCGGCCACAGGAGACTGCTAAAATCAGGTTGGACAACCCTGATTTTGCCTGTAAAGTACAGGCCGCATGACACACAGTCGTGTGTCACCTGTATGGCAGTGGATTTTTGAATCTAGCGATGCCAAAAATAACGTACTCGTGCGCCCGCGCTCGGACGATTTAATCTATTGTATACTACACTACACAAAAGAGATTCTACTCGCATCTGATAAAGGTGTCCTGATGCACAGACACTGCGTCAATAACCATGTCACTATTGCCGAAGAAGTTTAATTACTATCAACTTTGTCACCATATGTTCGAAGGTCCATTTATAACCACCTAAGAATACAGGCATATCTGAATGGACTATCCAAACTGGTCACACAAGAATAATAGACGTATCCATTCACGACCTTGTGCGGATGCTATTCCACCTTTGGTGGGCATCCTTCTATTGAATGGACCCTCGTCGATTTTTCTTGTGCGATGGTTGTGGCTGGTGTTGCTTTGCTTGGATGGCTCAGCCAGTTTGGTTATTCCTGTCAGATGAAGCATGCCTGTATTCTCAGGTGATTCTAAATGGAGAACATATAATGAAAAAGTTAATAGCAAATAAACTGGCAATAGCAACATGGTCATCAACTGGGTCTGAGCAACAGGACGAATACCTTTATCAGAAACGAGCAGAATCTTCCTGCTACGCAACATACAATAGATTAACTTATTTAAAGAATAAGATAATAGAACAGATTGATGCAGGACAAGTAACCTATGCAGAAATGACTGACACTATCATTCAGATAGTACAAGCAGAACATGAAGCAGACCAATCTGTTCACGAACAACTAACTGGTGAGACTTGGACACCAGCTCGAAAGGGTTCTAGAGCTAAGACAACTCATCTATCAGTCGATGAGATACAGGCCCTACGAGACAAGTACTCAACACCTAATGAAGACGGTACTTCAACAGCTAGACCTCAACTAGCTGGCAAGATATCTAAGTAACTTAACCAAGATAGGTAGGCTTCCGAGTCTACCTATCATTACTACATAAGGAAGACACATGACACAGGACATAATAGGCATAGCCCTGCTTTGCATCATAATGGTAGGCATATTATTTATAGGCCACGGTATAGGGTTGTGAAGCGAGAGAGAAAAGAGCGTGATATATTGCACTATAAGTCTAGTGAAAAAAAAGCAAATCGAATGAAACTATCTAATCAATTAACAGGAGAACTAAAATGTTAGATACAATTACGAATGACTATGACTTCCAAGTACTAGAAGAGAAAGCATACTTGGCAGATGGTACAGCAATACCAGACATGAAGATACTTAGGCATCCAGATACAGGGTTTATTCTAGGTAGACACAGCAGTAATTACAAACCTATCAACTACGAAGAGATGGTTGATAACTTACTAGTTGGTCTTAATAACTCAGACATATCTCAAGATTACACCACTGATATCAAGGTACATAACGGTGGACGTAAGCTTAAAGCTACTGTGTTATTCAATGACATAACAATCAACCCATCCCCTCAACTCAATGACCTAACTCATTACCGAATCAATATGTTTAGTAGTCATGATGGTACTTGGCCTTACATTATTAGTGCTGATGGCTTGCGATTAACCTGTCTAAATGGACAGACATTTGCTGACCCACTATCTAAAATAAGACTCAAGCATACATCGAGGGTAAGCATAGATGATACAGCTAGGCATGTGCTTAACAACTACGAGACCTTCAAAGATAAAGAAGAAATGTGGAGTGAGTATGCGTACACTAGTGTCTATGAAACAGAGGTAGAAGATTTTTTCAAGGCTAATATAGTTAAGAAGAAAACATATTCATCAGTCAAGTATAACAACGAGCGTCAGTTAGAAAACCTAATGAGTTTATATCACGACCATTCTAGCTGGATGGGTCACAACAAATGGTCTTTGTATAATTGTCTTACATCATGGGCTACTCACACTGACTTTACTGATAACTCAGGCAAGCGTCTGTCTAAGAGTCCACACAATACCTCAGTAGAAAGGGAAGCTATGATTGCTAAAGCAATGGACACTGAATACTGGCACACATTAGGTAGAAAGTTATGAGCATAATTAAATGTAATGAGTGTGATGGCACTGGTATAGTAGACAACTGCTATGCTAGTCCATCATACAACCCAACGTCCTCTGACTACGGAGTAGCAGGGATGTCAAGCAACCCAAAGGTTTATTTTTCACACAAAGAAGAACTTTGCCTTAAATGTAATGGAGATGGACATGAGTAATACTATGGAAGAACTAGATGCAATAGCAAAAGGTATTAAGAACTTAAGCATACGCACTAAGAGTGCTGTATTAGATGAAGAAACTATATCGTTAGTAGATGCTGTGCAAAATAATAAAGCTGAACAATCACGTGAGTTTTTACAGGAAGCACACAGTATTGTGTATAGTGATAGACACGAAGAGTATGGTGACGCAGCTGATAACTTCAATGACATCGCTAAAATGTGGACTGATTGGAATAGAGGATATCATTTTACTAAAGAAGATGTAGCAATGATGATGATAATGGTTAAGATAGCACGCTGTCACCACAACTGGACTGAAGATAGTCTCAAAGATATTGTAGGTTATTGCACGCTGATACATAAATTTAGATTTATTGATGACTAGTATTGACCAATCAACTGCGTGTGTGCTACAACAGAATCATGATTAGTTATTGGGAACAGATAATGGAGAAGCATAGGTGGGTTGACCTGCCTATGCACAAGGTGTTTAAGCGTGCTGGTCTGCCAACATCTACATACTATAGAGCTGTGCGTAAGCAAGACATAAGACTAGCAACAGCTAAGCAAGTAGGTAGAACCCTAGATAGATTAGCTAAGAACTGGGCTACTGGATTATCTGAACCCAAGAAGATTAACTCTCAATGTAAAATTAAAAATGAACAATGAATACAAAGCAATGGTTGAACAGCTTGTAATATACAGGCATGAAAAAAAACTTAGCCAAGAAGATTTAGCCGATATCATTGGCATAGGTAATTCTTTGGTACACAAATGGGAGCAACACAAGCGTATACCAAGTGGGTTCATGCTGTCGTGTTGGGTTGATGCACTTGGTTGCAAAATCGAAGTCACTAAAAGGTAAGATGGAATCAGGCACAGGTACGTGCGATGCTTGCTATACTAAAACAGAATGGTTTGTTGCTATACTACATAGCTATAAGCCAACGAAACATTACATCATCTGTTTAGATTGTTACGAAAGGGAGACATGGCAAACAAGAATAAGTCAAAGGGAACTTACCATGAGAAATGGTTCTGCAAATGGCTCGAAAAAATCGGCATCAAAAACTACCGCGTCCCCCTCTCAGGTGCGCTTGGAGGTGAGTGGTCAGGTGACATCCACCTCGCAATGGTGGGACGAAAACTAGTAGGTGAAGTAAAATACAGGGATAAGTCTAACTTCCCTAGCCCCTTCACAGTACTCGAAGGCAAAGACATTGCCTTTTATAAACGTAAAGCAGGCAAACCTCAGACGCTTGTGATTATGGACGGTGAATTGTTTGAGGAAATAGTAGGAGAATACCATGACAATAGAATCACAGAGGGTGAGAGTTAAGAACTACCTAGAAGCAGGGAATAAACTTACACCCATTGAAGCACTAGATAAATTTGGTTGCTTTAGATTAGCAGCTGTAATTCATGTGCTTAAAAAAGATGGCATGAATATACTCAGTCACATACACACACATGGTGGTAAGAAGTATGCAGTGTATGAGCATGTGCCAGAGGGTGATGTTAAGAAACGTGAATCCAACTGGATGATGCCTGAGTGGGGATAAAAAAACCCCTGCCTTAGTTGATACCTAAAAGCAGGGGCTATAGTTCAGTGGCAGGAGAGCCAAAAACAAATACTTATAGGACGTTATGAGACACCTATGTACGCTACAACACTAACATTAAACATTTGCAAAGCGCAAGTTAATAATGCCAATGCAAAATATGTATACATTATTCTTGCTTCATATGTAGATGAAGGTGGTGTATGCTATCCTTCCATCCAAGGATTAGCAAAGAGAACAGGGCTATCAGGACGTACTGTTATTAGAGCTATTAACTACCTAGAAGAAAATAAATTCTTAACAAGAGAGCGTGGATGTAAGGGTAACACCACTCTCTATGACTTAACTTGCCCACTGGAGAACACCAATGACAGATGAGAGTAGTGACACACAGTCACACAAAGAGAATAAGATTATTAATTATACTAACAATAAAGAACTAAACTCTTTGGGTGACACACAGTCACCTGATGAATTAGACTTCACTAGATTCTGGCAAGTCTATCCCAAGCATGTGCAGAAAAAGACAGCACGTTATGCTTTCTTCAAAGCATGCAAGACAGCAGACAAGTACGATATAATTTCTGGTGCGCTTGCTTTCGCTGATGCTATGAAATCCAACAACACCCTCAAGAAATACATACCTCATGCATCTACATGGCTAAATGGTGAGCGTTGGGAAGATGACTTCGATGACCTCAAAGAAGAAACCAATACACAAGTGCTAGATAATATTCTTAGCTTCCCTCTAAACCAGCTCACAGCACAGGACAAATGACATGACCTTTGACGAACGTACAAAAACTATCGGACAGTGGGTACAGAAGCTTCTCCGTAGGTATGAGGCCCCATCTAAGATGGATAATGATTCCCTTCGTGAGGAACTCATGCTGATTGTCAAAGATGTTAACGCAAATATTGCAGGCCATGTCACACCAACACAACTATCTTTACTCTTAGAAAGAATAAGCACTAAGATAAGAGCTAGTCATGGTGCGCGTACTTGGCCTACCATTAAAACCTTTGTCGATGCTGCTAAAAAATCGTCAGTTGATACACCGCCTAATCATGTAGGTACATTCTCATTAGACCCACTAAAAATTACAGAGAAGCGTATCAAAAATGGTGAGCCAATATCAGATAGCTATCTAAGAGAGGGTGTCCTAAAAGATAAGCTCCTCTCTTATACTAGCATTACTAACGAA